AGAACCATCATATCCTGTTCTGGAGAACGACTCGGCACCAATTCCAGAAATAGTGAATAGTCCAGTTCCTTCTTTTGCAAACGAAAGAAGTACTTTTGTTTCTCCTTGAGAAGTAAGTGTAAGGGAACCAGAACCATTGTATACAAATAGATCTTCTTCTGCTGTTGAAGCTGCATCCGAGAATTGCAGTAAAGCAGTTGACGTAATCTGTTGGGTATTTCTAGTAAAGGAATTATTAGATTCATCCTGTCCATCACAAGTAATATCAACCGAATCGCAACCAGGATCTCTCTTACCAATCTTAAATAATCCACCACCACTGACATGTGGAATGAATCTATCAACACATGCTCCAGATAGTGATATAACTCCACCATCACTTTGTTCGGCGAAGGTAAGATTTTCAGCAGGAGTGTCACCACTAACAAAGATGGTTCCAATGCCAATAACAGGAGCCCTGCTGTAAGATTCTGTAGCAGCGCCATCTACCTCGAATAGAATGACATTTTGTCCTGGTCTTGCGCCGACAGACTCGACAAGACCATCGAAGGCAAATAGTGAACCACTTCCTTCATATGCAGATACAAACTTAATATCAGATGCAGCACTAGAAACTGTATAAGTTCCAGATCCAACATAATCAAAGGTTACTTTCTCTACAGTATCTGCAGTTTGAGTGGAGATTGTAATGATGCCAGAGGTTCCTGGATCACGTAGATCACCGTAGTAACCATAAACTTGAATCTCTCTACAAGAACCAATACCAGAAATATCAAAGAGAGCTGTAGTTACATCATCATCGACTTGATTACTGTATGCCTCAGCTCCAATACCTGTGAGACTAATTGTACCACCACCAGAATATGGTAGTAGTGCTCTTGTAATCGTAAGTTCTTTTTCGTCATTAAGACGGAAAGTACCAATACCTGGAGATCCATCTCCTCCAATACCACCCGCACCACGGGGGTAAATTGGCATGTAATATCTACCACCAATTGGATTACCAACAATATCAAATCCGAATGGACCGATAGCAAATTTGATACCAGTGGTTCCAACACCAATATTCTGATCAATACCATAGTGTGGTGTATAATCAATGTCTGGATGATTGAGTTCACCACGGACAGTAATTATACCCGAAGTACCAGGATCTCTATCATCACCATAATAACCATATACGCCAACTTCTCTGCAAGAACCAACACCAGAAATTGTTGCAATTCCTGTACCTTCGTAACGGTTAGCTACAAAGACTACACTTTCGCCAGTGATGGAAATAATTCCAGGATCACCAATTTCACTAACAGTAAACTTCTCGTCAGTATCATCTCCAGAAACTACAATATTGACAGTTCCTTCTGGAGTCTGAGCTGATAGACTTTCCAGACCAGTTCCAGTGAAATCATATAAGATAGTGCCAACTGGAGGATCCCAGGTGATGGATTCTGCAGATCCAATTGTAGTAAATAATGTTCCAAGACCAACATGGCTGAAGGTTCTGGTTGGATCTGGCGCACTACCGCTGATCTGGATGCCAGTGGTGCCTATACCGATATTTTGGTCTATACCATAATGTGGCGTGTAATCAACGTCTGGGTGAACCAGAGGCGTGCCAGAGATAGTGATGGCACCCGAAGTACCAGCACCAGTAATAATGTAAGTATAAAGTAGTCTAGTATCACCTTCGGTCGTCTGGTCAAACAGAATTGAACCGAATGGATTTGTATTGAGGTAGTTCTCAAGAATGAGTCCCCAATTTTCAGACCTCTGATTTGGAGTAGTAGTAATACTCTCCCAATCAATAAGAGCTGCAGGATCGGTAATATATCCCCAATCTTCTTCGGTGAATCCAAAAGATTCGAGATTGTAATTATGAGTTCTACTTTCTAGTTTCTCTCCTGAGAAACCAACTAATATACTATTCTCGTAATCAGCAACAAACTTGACACTAGCTGCTGATGCCGAATTAATTATTATTTGACCTGAAGTTCCTGGATCACGGTCATCACCATAATAACCATAATTCCACTCTTGTTTGGTCAGACCAACGCCACCAGTGGTGAACAATATGGTATCTTCTGGAGTCTGAGCTACAAACTTCTCGACAGAAGATCCTGAAATGCTGTATAGTTGGTTGTTCTCTGGTGGGTCAAAAGAGACTTTCTCCGTAGCACCCACGGTGCTTTCATCAAATCGGAGAGTACCAGAAGCATCCGTTTGTCGGATGAGTCTTATGCCACCATCTTCTCTGATCTCAAATAGTTGACCAGTACCGACCCAAACCTTGACAAGTTTCTTGAGTACTTCTCCAGCAAGAAGAATGTAGAGGTCAAGTGGAGGAGTATAATCTTTAGTAGTTTTAGCCTCTCCAGTAATTCCTTCTACTGTTAGGCCACCACCTGGATATTGATCTACAGTTTCCCAAATAAATCCATAATTCAAATATGGAAGATCTGGTACATTGTTTGCACTGTGATATGAAATATCCGAAGTTAAAGTAGAAGAATCATACGTAGGAGTAGTCTCGTCCGAAGATGCTGGATTGTCTAGTAAGTTTCCACTAGCATCCAGTGGATAATATAAGTCCGTACTATAATCTGGTTGAGTCTGAACAGGAAGTCCTTCCCCAAAATCTAAATTATCATCAATATAAGTATTCGCGATCGATCCATAATCTTCCGCTACGAACGGAAAATCTGCCTGTTGTAGATTATACTTAAAAACCTGAGGCATCAGTGCGACCTAAAATATAGTTTAGAGATCACAAAGGAGGGGATCGCTTCATAATAAGCAACCCCCTCACAATTCAAAAGTATTAAATTAAAAAAGAATCAGTCAAGAGCAACGTTCAGGGTGATCTTAATTTGGTCACCGTTGTTCTGAATGGTGTATGGACCATTTGTGAATCTTTCCGCATACATGATACTGGAATAGAGAGTCGCAGTACCGACACCAGCATTATTATTTTCGATTGGATTCAGTGCAGGTGTGGTTGTGAACTGGTCATTGTTCTCAACCTTAAATACGGTATAAGTTCCAGAAGCAAGAGTTGTGTTTGCAGCACCAGCAGCGATGTAGATAATATCACCAGCAACAAGACCGTGATTGGTAATTGTTACTCTACCAAAACTAAAGGTAACATCTGGATCAGTTTCTAACTGGATGTTATCGACTAGTGGTTTGTCAAGATAAACTACCTTAAGTGCCCTATCAACACCTATAACCTTTGTATCGGCGGCAATACCCGAGTTACCACCGACGCGCATTCCTAAAGTAATATTATCTACACTCTGGTTGGGGTCGATTGTAATATAGGAGTTGCCGATAACACCGATTACTGGGTCTGAGTTGTTACCCAAAGTCACTGTGGTTCCAACACCAACTGAAGCGCCATGTACAACACCTTGTACGTTAGTTGGCATGTTGTTAGCGCGAGTAACGTAGTAGCCGTATACGTCACCAGCAGCTCCACTGAAAGTGAAAGTCTGTTCTGGATAAGTTGCAGTAGTACCAGAACCTACTTGATTGATTGTCCAACGTGAACCGTTAAGAAGGATACCCGTCTGTTGAGTATAAGCCTGATCAGTTCTATTGTTTACACAATATGGATAACCAGTGGTAGGTGCATAACCGTATGAGTTGGTGTTACCTACACCATATGGTTCGTAATAAGCAGTTGACGAGGGTACGTCAGACTCTGCTGGGGTGGTGTTCGATGTGAACAGTTTAAGAACAAGGTTTCTTGGGGACTGATCACCAAGAGTAGGAACGTGGTTGTTATTTGCAACCAAGTACCTTAGTGATTCAAGTTCTCCAATATTGGGGACTAATAGTGCCATTTAAAACAACTCCCTTCTTGGCTACAGATGAAATAACTATTGTTATTTATAAATTTAATTTCAAAGAGATTAGGAATCTCCTAATGTTATTGACCGAAATGACTTCAAATTGCAGAATGTCACCCGATGTAATTATTTTATCCCAATTATTTAGGGTATCATCTCTGACAATTTGGCCACTACTTAGACTTACGTATTGACCATCAGTTATGGTCTGAAAAGTTGGAAAAGAACTGTAAGATGCTTTTTTTATCTCTACAGAAACACTTCCAGGTTGATCTGCCATTATTTGAACATGTTCAATGCTACCAGTAACATCCAAAGCTAGTGATCCTTTGACTCCGATATTCATATCTGCGGAACCAGAATCAACAATAAAATTGACAGTTCTAGTTAGATCAGCAGTATATTGTAGGGCGACAATGAATATATCGTCAGTAGATAATGGCGCTACTGTAAACTGTATATTACTTTCAGAAACATTATAGTCTTCAACTGGTTCGAGGACCAGATTATTTTTAACTACCAATATTTGTTGATCGTTTATTGGTGTATAAACATTATTTTGGTGAGTTAAATTAAATATAGTTTTAGATCCATTGAACTGAGAGTTCAGATGATCCAGAATCAGATTGGAATTCTGAAGAGATTTTGATGGTATCTCGTAATTGACACCAACGTCATATTCTGGACTTTGATCTACTGATACTACGTATTCTGCCATCAGACAACACCTGGGGTTACTAGAACATTACCTTGAACAGCTCTTGTTCTGTAATCGTTCGTGGACACCAAAATTAAATCATAAACATAACGACCACCTTCAATTACACTTGAGGCAGTGTATCCCATAGAAACTTTTACCTTTCCCTTCAAACGATCTGGAAAAGATACTGTCAGTGGATATGCAGTCGTTGAGGATGGGTGTTTTCTTATGGAAGAGATTCCAGTATAACCAGTAAGATTCAAAGGTGCATTGTTAAATGCATTGTTAATGGTAAAAGTGGCTTGAAAATCAACACCCTGCTCAAGAACTAGATTTACATTCCTTGCCGCCATTATTAGAACTTACAGTTTTAGCTATTTATCCAATTTATTTAAGACCAGTTTTAACATGTCTTTCAAATCTTCCACATCCGACTTTAATTGTTGGATTTCTTCTTTTTCATTTTGTTTTTCTTCAAGTTCTCTCAACTTGAATCTTTTCGCTTCCATGTAATTATTATATTCAATATCGGAGCAATTTAATATTGCTCCGCTTTTTTCATCACGGTATAAACCTGGTTGATCCTTTACTGGAATTTTTTTCATATCAAGCAGTTGCAATAACTCTCAGATCTCTAATCAGAGGCACTTTCGCAATATTTGTTCCAGTCATAATAATTTTAACCTGGAATCCATTGAATAATGCCAAATTCTTAGCTGTGTACTCATAACTTCTGAAATCATCATCCGTATTTGAGAAATCAACTACTTTATCAGGTAAACCATCATTCTTAGCAGGATCAACAACATCACCACTAGCATTTAGATTCTTATATCCAGGGAATAGTTCATATGACTGGTTAGATTCATCAGTATCGGTTCTGAATAGTCTATACAGTACTCTAATATCATTACTGGAATGTCTGTATGCGTCAAAGAATACTCTTAAGTTATCTGCACCTCTTTCGAGTTTGATGATTTTTGTAACATATGTTGCCACTGAAGGATCTTCATCAACAGAATTCACCCTACCATCAGTAGCAAAATCAGTAATCTTAGAGTTAATTCTATTTCCAGTAAAGATTGCATTGGTTCTATCAAGGTCAATCATTGGTGATACCTTAGTATCACTAGTTGATAAAGTTACTTCAATAGTGAAAGACTTTCTTCCAGGGAAATCCTGTAAGAATTCATCTTCATTTACTTTAGAACATACGATTCTTGGAGTTTCAAAGAAATTAGTACTTTCAAGACTAATATCTTCAAATCCTTGATCTTGGAAAGAAATTTGTGCAAGATTTCCAGGAGAACTTCCTGAGAAACTTCTGACTTTCGCGGATATGCTTGTTCCTTCTGGAATTGCAGTTTGTAGATTTGGTGTTAATGCACTATATGTTATGTTTTGGGTAGCATGTGCAGTTCTTGTAGAGTTTTTAAGTGTTAGTTGATCATAAGATCCACATTTTTTGTCCTCACTGAAGTGCAACACTGGGAAAGCGTTGGCATTTCCAGTAGTCCTGTCTGTTCCATAATTTATATCCGCAGCGTCAATCTTGATGTGATATGAATCAGTATCAATTGGATATAATGAATGATTAACGTCTGTGAAGTCATGAGTTCTATTAATTCTTCTCAATGAAACACCATTCATTTCATATTTGAATACTGGTTCATTTATCTTATGACGTTCTGCAATCGTGCTGTCTTGAGCTCTACTAATTCCAGTAAGAGAACTTGCTGCAGTGTTCACGCCTGTATACTTGATGATTTCATCGTCAATAATAATATAACCTGGATTTACAGTAGAAACCGGCACATTTTCAAAACTGGTAAAGATTCCAACACTCGTTACAGTTAGATTATCTGTAGAAGATGATTCATACTTTGCACTGATCTTTTGTGGTTTTTGATCTGGTTGAATTCCAGTTAATTTAACTAGATTATTGACAGCATACATGCCATGATTTTGATGTCTAACCTTAAGATGCAATCCATCACTCAGAGTTTCTGCAAATTTAACATTAGATGCACCTGCAATATTTGCAGTTCCACTAGCACCAACATAGAAAAGAGTTGAAGACCCGTCAACTTTAATGTCACCCTGGACTCTATCAACAATTAATGAATTAAATGCGGAAATAACACCAACGGTATTTGGGATAGAAAGGATTAAGTTATTACCAAAGTTATCAGTATCTGCATAATCTACAGTTAAAGAATCTCCATATGCATAACCAGTACCACCCACAGAAACTGTTGCGGCGACTGCAACGCCACCACTAACGGTCACTGTTGCTTTTCCGCCCTTTCCTCTTCCAGTCAAAGAAATTAGATCTACATTACTATATGTTGTAGAATTTGAAGTGAATGCTGTTCCTGCATTAGTAATTACAAGATCACTACCAATACCTATAGCACCTACTAAACTTCTTAAATTTCCAGAGAATCCACTGTTTGATTGTTGTAAAATTTTCACACCTGGTGTTAAATTGCCTATTTCTGTCGTAGACAGACTCTTAGCAATACCAACTACTATAGATTTAGAAGTTGTTTCTAGAGGATTAACGTCTAAAGTTGCAATTTGATTATTACCAATATCTAAATCTGGATTATAGAACCTAGCGGTTGAAGAACCATCAAAAAATTCTGCTCTATACGCAGTCAACTTAAGATCTTCATATTGTGCAGGATCCCATGTTGCACCATTCTGAGACTTGAACAATGAACCAAGTAATGGTTGTTGCGAAACAATAATTTGTTCAGATTCTGCTTTATCTAAGGTAGAGACATCTCTTTCACCCATTCTAGAAATCCAAACATTATATTCGTTTGAAGCGGAAAGGAGAACGAAACAATATGCCTGATTGGGTGCAAGATATACTGGTGATGGGAATTCAAAGGTAGTTGGAACCGTTGCATCATCGGAAACACTAACCTGATCTGGTGTTAAAACAATTTCACCAAATGGAACAATTGTTTGAGTTGGTAGACCAGTTTGCATTGTTCTAATTTGACATGTAACTGGCAGTCCAGTAGAGTCAATTGTTCTAAAGAAGAAATCTACTTTAGAAATAAAGATTCCATTTTCATCTGGAACTTCAAAAGATTGTGCAAGTGGGTCAACCCACCTCCTCTGTCTAGTTGTTCTACTTCTGAAACTTGTTCTAGATCTGGTTCTGGTTCGTGAACTGGTTAGTGTTCTGGATCCAGAAACAGTATTTCTTTCAACATCTGCATTTCTCATTCTAAGAGTAAGGTTCTCTACATTTTGTAGAGTTCCAGTTGCAGTGTAGGTTGTTTCAGCTTCACTATCTTTAGTGCCAACAATGGTTGACTTAGTTTTACTGGAAGTAAGTGCAAAAGTTTTCGTTCCAGTATTGAATGAAGGTGTTGATGGTAATGTTGGGTCTGGTAGATATAAAGAACCAATAATAGTACCAGAATTATCTGCTTTCAATCTAATAGTCTTTACTGTTGCAACAGCACCACTAGATTGTCCAACTAATTGCATTCCTTCAACAATATATCCAAAATATCCAGATGCAGACTGAAGTTCTAATCCAGCTGTATCAATATTAAGGATAGTTGATGTTGTAGAGTATGCCTGTGGTAGAACCTCTCCAGATTTGTATGGATTTTGTTTATAGGTTTGAGATGGACTATTGTAGGGTCCATACTTGTGGTCTGCTTTTGCAGCTCTCACTCTAATAGAGGCTGCACCTCTATTTCCAATAATAGTTTCACCAACTTGGAAAGTTCCATTAACCATCTCGATTTCCACGAGTTTAGGAATAATATACTTCGACATATCAACATTATCGAAGAAGGGGTAAACTCTACCATTGGGTTTCATTCTTCTAGCGATAAATTCAATATTTCTACTTCTCATTGTATGAACAACTTCGGTAGAAACTACTCTATCTCCCAGATTTGTAGTATCAAATCTCTCTCTAACACGGAACTGAGTTCCAGATCTCTGTTGTCTTGTTGTGGTTAGAGTAGTTGTACTTGTTGTTCTTACTATTCTTCTCCTTCTAGTGGTAGTGGTAGTCCTTAGTCTTCCTCTACGTCTTCTTGGTCCAGTGCGGACAGTTCTTCTTA